ATTTCCTCGCGCACGGGGCGGATGACGTAGTAGGCGGCGAGCACACAGAAGAAGAAGGCGAAGGACGCCAGCAGCTGCGGGATCTCCCGGCGCTCGAGGATCACCATGCGGCCGATCAGGCGCTCGAGCCGGCCGGCGGCGCTCGCTGTCGTCTCCTGCATTACGCGGCGGCTCCGTTACGGTGTGCCGAGGGCGTCACGATCTCTCCTTGCAACGGAGCCGGGGGTTACTCCCTACATCGCCAGCATGGCAGCAAACGGGGCACAGGAACAGCCGGGACGCGGCCGCGCATCACATGGGCTCGGTGACGGCGCGGAAGCGGGCGGTGCCGTGGTAGGTCTCGCCGTCGCTGGAACGGCGAGCTTCGGAAAACTCGTGGCGCAGGTTGATTAGGTGGTGGCCGTCGAGGGTGAGGGGCTGGCCGTGCAGAGCATCGCGCGCGGCGGCCATGATCTCGTGCACCTGGGCGCGGCCCTTGGCTTGCGACCATACGTTGAGGGTGATGGCGTGCTCGCTGCCGGTGTCGCTCGCCGTGCTCCAGTCGCGGGCGGTCGACGGACCGAAGGTGATGTAGGGGAAGGCAGATGCTTGCGGCACGTCGTCGTAGATGCGCGGGGACCCGAGCAGGGCCAGCAGCGCTGCATCGGCGGCGAGCACGGCGAACAGGGCCTTCTGCAGCGACCAGGCGGCGGATGGCATTTGAGTGCTCAGAAGTGGGGAATGGGGAGTAGGTTGGGTTGAGGCGCAGCCCGTAACCCAACAAATGCAATCGTATGTTCCAGTGTTGGGTTACGCGCTGCCGCGCTAACCCAACCTACGAAGTGGGCGACCAGCGTCACCCCCCAGGAACGCCATCAGACTTAGCTCGCTTGTTGGAGACCGCGGCTCGGAAACGTGTGGCGAACTAAGTCCGTGGCGTTCCAACCTCCCCCCTCAAGGGGGAGGCGAAGCGGTGGCGGACTTCGGTGTCGCGGGCGCGATCAGGCGCCTGCAGGTCGCGCTCGAGGGCGGCGACGAGGCGGTCGCGCAGGCGGGTGACGTCGAGGCGGGCGAGGTCGGCGGTGCCGGTGATGCGGGCGGTGATCTTCACAGGTAGCGCTCCTCGCATAGGCAGCGCAGGCGGCTGCGCGGAGGAGCGTCGAGCACGGCGACGATCTCCAGTATGCGCGTGCCGGAGCGGAAGCGTATGGCCGGCGTCACGCCGGACCGGCGGCGGATGACAACAGTGTGGGTGATGCGACCGGCGACCTGGTCGGCGCGCAGGCGCTCATCGCCGGTGATGGGGTGCACGCTGGCCCACACCTCGGCCACGGTCTGCCAGGTGACGTCCGCGCCGCCGTCGGGCGCGCGGCTCGGGCTTTCCAGCGTCAGGCGCTGGTCGAGGGCACCGATGCTAGTCACAGGCTCACCCGACGGTAGGGGTGCAGCAGTTCGGACACCATGTGCGGCACGGCGGTGTGGGCGGCGCCGATCTCGATCGGCTCGCGGTGCTCGTACCAGTGGGCAACGAGCAGCAGGACGGCCTGGCGGATGGGAGCCGGGACGTCGCCGGCCGCGTCGCCGAAGCCGGCCGTGAAGGCGATCTCGATGCCGTTGGCGGTGCGTCTGGGCGCGGGCCAGGGCAGCGATCCCTGGCGGACGAGACGAGGCGGAACGGCGGCGCCGTCGAGCAGGTAGATGGCGGGGCTCAGCGTCTCGACGGACTCGTCGGCGGCATAGAGCTGGACAGCCGCGATGCTCTGCACAGGGCACAGCGGCAGGCGGACGTGCGGGCCGGATGCCGGCCAGGCGTCGAGAAAGTAGGACCAGCTCTGCGTGATGAGCGCAAGGCCGAGGGCCGCTTCGACATGCAGCCGCGAGGTGATGATGAGGCTCGAGACCAGCGTGTCCTCGGCGCTGCCGTCGACGCGCAGGTGGGCCTTGGCCTCGGCGAGCGAGACGGGCTCGACGTCAGGGCCGGCGGTGAGGACGAGGGCCATGGGCGGCCTCCCTTGGGGCAGGCAGTTGGTGTTGGGGGCAGTAGGCAATAGGCAGTAGGCAATAGGGATCAGTCAGCTCGCTCCCTAATGCCTGCTGCCGATCCTCTATTGCCTCGGTGTCAGACCCGAAGGGTGTGACACCCACGAGGGGCGGGCGGGACCGCACCGGAGGAGGCGGCAGGCGGTCCCGCCCGCGTGCGCTGCCGACGCCGCGGGGGTCGGCGTGGCGAGCGCGTCGCGCACGAGGTCAGGCCGACGGCGGAGAACGTCACGGCCGATCGCAGGCCGCAACATCAGTCCGGCACCAGCCTGACCTCGATCTCGGGAAGAGGAGCGTCGTCCTGGGTCCCGGATATTTCGTCATGCTGGAAACATGCCTTCGACATGACGCGAAATTCCGGGATGACAGGTGGGGCTTCCGGTCCGACTAGTCGCCGAACTTGAGGAGCTTGATGGCCTCGAAGTCCTGCACGCCGCCGCCCACGCGCTTGGTGGTGTAGAACAGCACGTAGGGCTTGTGGCTGTAGGGGTCGCGCAGCACGCGGATGCCGACGCGGTCGACGATCAGGTAGCCGCGCCGGAAGTCGCCGAACGCCACCGCGTAGCTGTCGGCGGTCATGTTCGGCATGTCCTCGGACTCGGCCACCGGATAGCCCATCAGCAGCGACGGCTCGCCGGCCTTGGCGGGCGGCTGCCAGACGTAGTCGCCGTCGGCATCCTTCAGTTTGCGGATGGCGGCCTGGGTGGCGCGGTTGAAGACGAAGGTGCCGTTGGCGCGGTAGCCGGCCTTCACCGCATGCACGAGGTCGATCAGCTTGTCGGCGGGGTTGACGGTGGCTGAGGCGGTCGGGAAGGCAGCGTCGACGCCGGTCAGGATGAAGCCGATGTTGCCCCAGGTCCAGGAGGCGTTGGCGACCTTGGTGTAGGTGAGCAAGCCCTTGGGGGCCGTGGTGCCGTTGCCGTTGACGAAGGCGGTGCCTTCCTGCTGGGCGAAGCTGTCGCGCACCTCCTCGGCGATCCACTCGTCGATGTCGACGGCCGAGTCATCGAGCAGCGCCGAGGTGGCCGCCGGCATCGCGTACAGCTCCATGGTCGGGAACTGCATCTCGGTGAGGGCCGCGAGCGTGGGCGAGTCGGTCTCGGGCCGATCGGCGGTTTCCGCCACCCAGCCGGATTCGGCGCCGGTGATGGCGAACGGCTTGCGGTAGACCGAGGCCGACACCTGGCGCACGCCGGCGATGGCGCGGATCGGCGAGACATCTTTCACCGCACGATTGACAGCGCGCTCGATCTCGACGGGGACGAGATAGCCGCCGTCGGTGCCGGTGCCGACCGACAGGGCCTTGGCTTCGAGATCGCGGATGGCGCCGGCGTCGCCCTTGCGGATGTAGGCGTCGAACGCCGCCTTGTGCTGCAGGTTCGAGCCTGCGGGCGCGCGCGCGGAGCCGGCGAGATGCGGGCGGGCGGATTTCAGCTGCAGCTCGTCGAGGGCGCGGTTGATGCGGTCGACCTTCTCGGTGGTGACGACGTCGGCCGCCATGCGCCGCTCGAGCTGGCCGAGGCGCTCGTCGTTGACGTCCTTGAAGGATTCGAAGGCGCGCATGAAGTCGTCGAACGAGCGGGCGATGTCGTCGCCGCTGCCCGAGTGCTGGGCGGATTTGGTTTCGAGGGACGTGGGTTTGGGCATGCTGGGTCCTTTGCGGTCGCGGTGGAGGGTTGAGCGTGGGGTGGCGGAGTACTTGGGCGTTCCCTCTCCCCGCTCTTCTGCGGGGAGAGGGCTAGGGTGAGGGGCAGAAGCTTGCTCCAGCGATTGTTGCTCCCCCTCACCCCGACCCTCTCCCCGTAAGAACGGGAAGAGGGTGAGCGTTGTGGAAAACGATGACGGTTAGCCGTCGTCTACTGTCGGATGACGCGATCTATCCTAGGCTCAGCTTTTCGGAGGGATTCGCATGCGGCTGACGCGACGGATACTGCAGCTGGGCTTTCTCGCACTGGTTGCCGGCAGCCTGGCGGGCTCCTCGGTGTACATGGCGGCCAATCAACCCGAT